TAAATAAAACATTAATCAGTTAATTTATTTTTATAAATTGATTTTTTAATCTTATCTCGTTTAACCACACTATTTTTAGTGTGGTTTTTTCTTTTATTTAATTCCTGCATTTGTTTAGTTTTAATCACTTTAGATTTTAATTCTTTTAATGCGGATTCTATGTTTGAATTTTTAACTACTACCTTTAGCATAAACAATTTTTGACAAATATAGATAAATTATGTATATTTTAATAAAAATAAACTAAAAAAAAATTATGTTGGTTAATGAAGAAAGGGAAGTCGATTTCTATAAGAGGAAATCAAAAAATTAAAGTTTCATACGGAACAGTCGATTCTAAAAATTTTAAGTCATTTTTTATCACTATACAATCATGGGTAACGCCAATTAAAAACGAGGATAATTGGTCAAGAATAGTTATGAATTTTAATAGGTCTATTAGACATTTAATTCATGATATAATAGATAATTCAATTGTTGACAGTAATTTTATTGTTGATACAGATTTAAGGAGTAGTGGGTTAGTTGTTGGTAAAAGTTCTTTTATGAATTTAGAAATAACTTTTTTTGTTGATGGTAAAAATGATTTCAAATCTTTGGAAATTAAAGAATTTGTGAAAAAGGTTATATCTCATATTGAACACGAGAAAATAAAGAATAATTCTAATTTTAATTTTGCAATCTCTAAAACAAAAGATAAATCCAAAAAACTTAATATTTATGAATAAAAGTAAAAATGCAAAACTATAAAATATTAGGACCCAAGGAAATTGGTAAGGGTATATTGATTGAAATGGATGCGGGATACATATCCCCAACTGAAATGAATAATTTAAAAATGTTACAAGAAAACAAAAATTTTTTAGATTATTCAAAGCCTTTTGAATTCTATGCTGTATTACAAAAATATAATGTACCAAATAGAAATGGTAGAATTTATCCTGAAAGAATTTTAAAAAGAGAAGCCGACAATTATATTAAAAATTATATTAACAAAGGTACCTCACTTTCAGAATTGAACCACCCTGAATCATCATTAATTGATTTAGACAGAGTGTCCCACATCATCAGTGAAATATGGTGGGAGGGAAATATTCTATTAGGTAAATTAAAATTATTAACTTCACCAGGTGTTCATGAAAGAGGTATAATATCAACTAAAGGAGACCAAGCAGCTAACTTATTAAGACAGGGGGTAACCCTTGGGATATCTTCAAGAGGAGTCGGCTCATTAGTTAAGAAAGGGGAACAAAATGAAGTTCAAGAAGATTTTGAATTAATTTGTTTTGACTTAGTTTCTTCACCGTCAACACCTGGAGCTTATTTATTCTCAGATTTAAAAGATAGAATGAAGTATGAGGAAAATTTACAGGAAGAAAAAGAACAAAAAGCGGAAAGAGATAACAAATCACTTGATTTAATGAATAGATTAAACGATTATTTGGGAAAAAGATAAATTATGGAAATGGACGAAAAGTATTTTGTGGCAAAAGTTCAGTATGACTTGCCAGATGAAAACTCAGGTAAAATTAAAAAAGTAAGAGAAGAAAAACTCGTGAAAGGTTATAATGTGACCGATGTGGAAGCAAAGGTTACAAAAGCCTATGAGTCATTTTCTTATGATTGGAGAATCACTTCAGTTGCTGAAAGCAAAATTGACGAGATTTTCGAATAAAGAACTAAAGTATTTTAAATTAAAGGGTGGGTTTCCACCCTTTTTTGTTTATATAATCATTAAAAATTAAACTTTTTTTAATGTTCTACATATTTATAAAAAAATGCAAAAAATGGCAAAAGAAAACTTAGTTGAGGAAGCTTTAATCTCTATTAAAAATTTAGAGGAAGCTATCAATGAAAACGCAAAAGAAATACTTCATTCAACAATGAAAGAAGAAATTAGCGATTTAGTAAAAGAGTCTTTAAACGAGGCTAACGAAGACGACATGGACATGGATGATTCTGACGACATGAACATGGACGATTCTGATAAAATGGACATGGATGATTCTGATGACATGGACATGGATGATTCTGATGAAATGGATATGGACATGGATATGGACATGGATGATTCTGATGAAATGGACATGGATATGGACATGGATATGGACATGGATACTTCGGATGAAGTTATTGATTATTCAGACTTAGAAGACACCCCAGAGAACAATGAAATGTTACTTCAAGCTTTCAAAAACATGAAGCCTGAAGATGGTGTAATCATTAAAAAAGAAGGTGAATTGTATAACTTTAAAGACGGAGAAGATGAGTATCTATTAAAACTTGATGAAGAAGAAATGGAAGAAGAATTGGATGAAATTCTTCATGAAATTTCTGACGATGAGTTTGTAAGTCATTTAGACATTGATGGTGATGATGAGGATTTCAAGGAAACTGAAGAAGTCGTTTATGAAATCACTATGGACGAAGACAATGAAGAAGAAACTTCTGAATCTTGGAATAATGAAGAATACATGACAGAATCAAAAAAATCGTTTAAAGCTAAAGGAATGGACATGGGTTCTCCTAACAAATTTAAGTATGACAAAAAACCAAACTTAGACTTACCTACAAAAAAACAAAAGCAAGGTACTAAGGGTGTTGGTATGGGAAAGGCTAAATTTGAATATAAAGAGGGTGAGAACATGGACGGAAAAATGAAAGTTGTTAAAGGGAAAAAGGAAGAAACTAAAGAAGCTTCAAGAACTTTAGGTAGTGGGTCTAATTTCAGAAAAGGAGGATTACCCAAACCAAGAGCTCACTCAAAGGCTAATTTAAACATGGAATCAGTTATGGAAGAAGTTGAAATGTTAAGAGCTAAAAACGAAGAATACAGAAAAGCTTTGAATTTATTCAGAGACAAACTTAACGAAGTTGCTGTATTTAACTCCAATTTGGCTTATACTACAAGACTTTTCACAGAACACTCAACATCAAAACCTGAGAAAATTAACATTTTAAGAAGATTTGATGGAATTGATACATTGAAAGAATCTAAAAACCTTTACAAAGTAATAAAAAATGAACTCGAAGGAACTACAAAAGGGAACATTACTGAGTCAATCAGCAAAGTTATTGTTGACAATGAACCACAAACAGGTTCAGCGCAATCTTTGATTGAATCTACTACATATGAAAATCCACAGTTCTTGAGAATGAAAGACTTAATGTCAAAATTAATAAAATAAATAAACTAAAATAATAAAAACTCAAAAATAAAAATGGGAGCATTATTAGAAAGTGGTTTAGTTGGTAACATCGGTCTTAAGCACCTTAAAGTTATCAAAGAAGACACTATAAACAAATGGGATAAATTAGGATTCCTTGAAGGTCTACGTGGCCACCTAAAAGAAAATGTTGCACAATTATATGAGAACCAAGCTTCTCACTTAATCAATGAGGCAACTGCAGACGGAAGTTCAGGTTCTTTTGAAACTGTTGTTTTCCCAATCATCAGACGTGTGTTTTCTAAATTGTTAGCAAACGATATCGTTTCTGTACAAGCTATGAACTTACCAATCGGTAAATTGTTCTATTTTGTACCTAAAATCCAAGGATACAACAGTGGTGTTGCTGGAAACTTTGACGTTGCGTCAGGTGAACACTATGCACCATTCGGAGCTCCAAATGGACCTAACTCAGTATCATCAGGTTATACAAATGGTGGAGGTTCTTATAACGCAACTTATTCTAAAAATCTTTATGATTTATTTTATGAAGGTAATGAAGCTGGTCTTGACCCTCCCGGATTGTTTGACTATTCTAAGGGACAATGGACTGCAATCACTGCGTCTACTACTGTTCAGACTTGGTCTAACGGTGCGTTAACTGATGCTGGTATCGTAACTGCTACAACAACAGGTACTGAATATCGTAGAGTTCTTCTTAAAATGTGTGGATTTAATGACTTAGGTTATGGTAAAATGTTGACTCCTGATGGTTCTGAAATGGATACTGAGTCATTCTTGTCTGACCTTAAAATTTTCCCTAACGTTGCGGC